CAACCAGGTATGCCCTATGGCCCTCAAATCGAACCAGGAGGAGAAGCAGAGCAAGGAAACGCAGCCCTCCCCGACCTCAACAACCTCCCAACCGCCACTTAGTAAAGCGGAAGTCACAACTGACTCTCCCGATCTTCCTAGAGAAATTACTATTACACCCGAAATGGTTGAGGATTTCCAAAACAACAATTAAATTATTATGCCCGAACCAATCACTATTACCGACCAGGGTACACCTTCCTTATCGGAAGATAATCAAGCTGCATTAGAAGAACTAAAGCAAGCTGAAGCGGATCTTGAAAAAGAAAACGCAATCGCCCAGGACGAACAATTAATAGGAGGCGAGTTCCAATCACAAGAAGATTTACTTGCTGCCTACCAGGAATTAAAAGCAAACCAAGAACAGTATCGCCCACCAGGAGAACCGCAAACTGCTCAGGAAATTTATGGAGAAGCAGTTGGTAACAGACTCGAAGAGGCTGGGGTTAACTATTCAAAGATGAATGATTACTGGCAAGAGAATGGAGAGATTACAGATAAGCATTACAAAGAGCTGGAGAAGGCTGGCTTTCCCAGGGGGATAGTAGATGCGCATTTAGATGGTTTAAGAAACCAGGCTACTGTATTACAATCTGATCTTGTAGCTATTAAAAATACATACGGAGGAGAAGAAGCGTTTACTGCTATGCAGTTTTGGGCTAGAGATAACCTAACTGATGCAGAGAAAGCAGCTTACTCTAAAGGTATTAATGGAGACTTGGAGACAGTTAAGTTAACTGTTGCTGGACTTCATGCCAGGTATGCAAACTCTGTAGGTAACGAGCCTAACCTTATTTCTGGTAAAGCTGCTACATATTCAACCGATAAATTTGAAAGTACTGCTCAACTAGAAGAGGCAATGAATGATCCTCGATACAAGAAAGATCCAGCCTTTAGAGCTAAGGTTGAAGATAGATTAAGTAGGTCTAGTATCTTCTAATGAAATGCACTTGTTTCCATTGTGGATCAGAATTGATATGGATAGGAGACGAGGACTCAAAGGATGAAGCATACCAAAGTGTGTCCATCCTTGAGTGTCCTAAATGTAAATCTATTTTAAAGTCGTATTTACCTAATAACTAATTCCTAATTCTTTTTTAGCGTTAGCCAGTTCAGTAGCATCTGTAATCTCAGTAAGAGTACAAGTGCTATTTACAAAGTTAGTAGGGTCAAAGCCATCTACTGCTACTAAGTAACCCTCTACATCAAGACAGGTATATGCGACTTGAGATTTGGTAGGGTCAATCTCGGCTAGTCCTGTTCCCCAGGCTTCAGTTTTACCTGTCAAAGCGTATTTATAAAATTTAGTCCAAGTTGGTGCGGTCATAATTAAGCGTTCCAGTTACGATCTAGATGGAAGAATCCATGTAAGCTATTAGGATAGCCACCCTGATTCCACGAGTCTGAGCCTCCTGTATATATGTAACCACTTTTACCCATTAATAGCCAACCATCTTCACTATATGTAGCTCCAACAAAACTATAGCCTAAAGGAGTAATAGGTTCTGGCTGGTTAAATAAAGGTATGAATGAAGTTACATACTGTTGGCCACTTTCAAATGAAGAACCATTATCATCTTCTAAGTTTTCAAGCATATTATAATTCCAGTAACCACAGTAGAAGATAGAACCAAACTCGTCTATCATTACTACTCTTGAATAAGTTTCATCTGAATAGGTATGAGCCTGTATCGAAACTATCTTACCAACTTTAAATTTACTTTTATTAGAACCTGTCTGCAAACTATCTAACGTCATATCTGTAGCTTCGTTAGGTCTGGAGTTATTAACATTCTTCGATAAATCTCCAAAGTCTCTAAATTTAATTTCTGCACCAAACCAGTTACCTTGAGCAGACGCACTTTGTCCAGAAGTGATTGAAGTACCAGTACCCTGCTGACCATAGTTGTTAGAACCTGTAGCGTATATCTTTTGTGCGTGACCTGTAGTACCGCCATCAGTTATGAAATGCAGAACAGGATAACGACCACCACTTATAGACATATAGATAACTTTCTGGTTATTGCTATTCCATAAGGTAGAAGCATTTGTTAAACCTATAGGAGTATTTTGTGTAGTACTTGATGTTGAATTATAAGAACCAACTCTAATACCATGTGATTCTCTTTGACCCATAAAGTAGACAACACCTTCATCAGTTAATACCCAACATCTAGTAACGTCATTACCTCTTTGTCCAGCAATAACGTGAATAACTTTTTTGTTTTCTAATAACGAACCAGATACACCAGTTATATGCTGTGGTGTTGTTTGTTGGGTTGTATTACCAAGACCTAGCTGACCATCAGCATTTCTACCCCAACCCCATAGTTTGCCTGTTTCTGTAATAGCATACATAGCACCATACTGATAGCCTGTACCTGTTATGTAAACAATCTTTTCATTACCAAAAAGACTCATAGGCATTTCTCTATTAAAATAATTTTGAGTTGTAGTTCCATCCCCTAGCTGACCATAGCTGTTATAACCAAACCTATATAACTTTCCTTCAGTACTTAAGAAGTAATTACAATCGTTAAAGTCATTCGTTGTAGTGTCCATAGTATGAGCAGACCCTATGTGCATTTGCGTAATCTTTGGATAGTTAGCACCTGTTAGCTCAGTACCAGAGTTATCGTAAAACGATAATGCTAAGTGCATATACCTTGTAGATGACTGTCCATCCCCTAATAAACCATCAGCACCATGACCAGATGCACTAACCATGCCATTTTCATACAGGAAAAATTTTTTAGAACTACCTCCATGTATCTGCATAATCTTTGGAACAGCTACTTGTGGCACACCATCAGCATCTAAATAACCAAGATCATTACCATTCAAATCTGTTAAAAACTTAGCGTAAGTGCTATCCCCTGCTAATGCTCTCTTCCACCATATAGGTGTACGGAAGTTACTTCTATATGGATAATCAGTAGAAGAACCAATAGTACTTCCTGTTCCTACTCCAGAACCATAGTAATAACCACTTCCATCATGGTAATAGTTACCCCATTGATGATATTGCCCTGCTACATCTATATATCCTGATTGCCTGTAAGCATTACAAGGAGTGCCATACTTAAAGCCACGACCTGTTTCTTTTAAATAAGCTGGTAAAGGTACAATGCTTTCGGTGTAATTATTAACATCATGATTTACAAAGTGATGATAAGGTAACTTCCTTCTTGTTTCCATAGAAGGCATTTCTTTTTTATAAGTACTAGCTGCATCTGTCCAGGCTGGCTCGCTTGCAGGGTCAGTTAAAGATAAAGTTAGTACATCATTTTGATTAGCTTCGTTTCTTATAACTACTGTTGACAATGAACTATTAGCTGCTGGAGTATATGTAATCGAACCTCCATTTGTAACTGATTGAGGTTGTGCAGTTCCATCAACAATTCTTCCTCCAGAACCAGCACCAGTATATCCAGAGGCACTTGGGTCTTTAATTGAATAAGTTAATCCATCAGCAGGGAAAGTAAATGTATATGATTTACCTTTAGCTACTTTTAACGAACCAGAACTGGTAAATGGATTGTAGTAAGCAGTAGGCTGAGGAGGAGTTAAGGTAGAAGCTGTATTAATAACACCAGTACCCATTGCGCTATGAGCAGAGCAATAGTATTGCATTGGGTTGTAGCAGTTTTCGTTAACTACCCAAGTTACTGTTGCGCCAGATTGTCCAGGAGTACCACTTCTTGTTATTCCATATTGTGTCTCTAAGTACATAACTACATAGTTAGAGGAACTACTACCAGCCCAGGTTTTAAATGCGAATACATGACCTGTATTGCTTGCATCACTAACATCAAAGGTTATTGTTTCTCCGACATTTGCTTGAATTGCTGGTCTGTCTACTCCTCCAATATGAAACTGGTTTTGTCCGCTAACAGCAGCGACAGTAACAGCAAGTGTGCGGTTGTTTGGAGTTACAGTATTATCTCCATATAAACCAAAAACTCTATCTGTAGCAGATGCAGACTTACTTAAAGGTCGATATATAAAATTATTTTCATTTGGTATATCTTCGTTTGGTGCGTCAACTACAGTTAATCTTGAATTTAATTTTCCAATAGGTAATCTTTTATTTGTAGCTCCATCATTATCTCTTACGATCATATCTCCAGAGGTAGTCATAATACTTCCAGTTGGAGCAGGGGTTAGCAATAACCATGTAGTACCATTAGTCGGTGTAGAGTTAGTACTAGAGTTAGCTAAAAGAAGGAAAGTTTGATTTAAATAAGTAACTACATCCCCTTTGTAATAATTTGTACTGCTGTTGTAGGCTCCAGTAAAATTTAAACCTTGAGCCATCTTTTCATACGCACCCGAAAAAGGAGGTATTGTCGTATTAGCTTGGGCGACTATTGCTGTAAGAACGTAAGTCGTACCATTATAAAGAATGACATCATCAGGCTCATACGCACTTGTTGAAGCCCAATCGCCCTTCCAATTAAACTTGAGTTTACCTAGATCAATTTGTGCCATGATTAAATGTTTAGAATTAAACGTCCATTACTTAGAGAAAACTCGGGTGCGTTAGGACTTGCGGTAGCCAATACATCTTCGCCTAAAAAATAGGCATGACTAGCTCCATTTTGTACGAAATCTTCTGCTTTGTAAACAGTAGAATCATTTGCTTCATTATAGACCATACGCAAGGTGCCGTCAGCCAGCCTTTGGAAACCTACAAATATTGATCTTCTGGCTAAATTTGCTGCTGTAGCTGCGGACGTTGCAGCACTTGTGGCCGAAGTTGCAGCGTTTGTAGCTGAAGTCGCTGCATTTGTTTCAGATGTGGCAGCGTTTGTGGCTGAGGCTGCTGCTGCATTTTGAGATACCTGGGCTGATCCAATTCCAGCAGTAAGTTGAGATAAGTTAACTGCGTCATTTGTATCTGTTCCGTTAGCTACATTTGTAATCCTATTCGTACCAGCGTTCATTGCGCCAGTTAAAGGAATAGTTCCATCTGCCTTAAAAAATCCAGCGACTAATCCATCTGCATAATTTTTAGTTGCAGCATCTTGAGCATTAGTAGGATTTTGTACATTAATTATTGGATTACTACTTGCATCTAATCCTAAAGTTGTAAAGTTAATACCAGCGTCAGTATCATCTTTTGCTTCCTGGAGTCCATACAATAATTGCAATACAGCAGTATCGAGGTCACTAGCTGTTAAGGTCGAGCCATCTACAAAATCCACCAGGGCATTAAGTAGTGGAGTTTCTCTGCTAATTAATATTTCTATCCCTGTTTTTGGTGCGCCTGTAGTTTCTTGCTCGTTAGTCGCTACAGAATTAAGAGCTGCAAATTCTATAGTAGTGTCGTTTATATATACAAAATTAGTATTAGCTATTTGGTTTAAAGATACAATAATGTGATCCTTTTTAAC